AAAGACGGTTCGCATAGCGGCTCCGGGTGTCTACGGGTCCCCTGAGCCGCGAAGAAGATCACCGAAACGCCGGTGCCCGGGGTCAACCTCACCTGCAAGGGGTGGGAGCGCCCTGCCAGGACGGAAGGACGGCCGGTGGCCCTCCGGGGTCCCGCGAGCGGCTACTTGCGCCGCGATCCGAGCCTGCCCCGGGTCCAGCAACCCCCGTCTAAGGAGGCCCCCGTGGGCGCGTTCATCTGTTTCCTCGTGGCCGTCATCCTGCTGGCCATCTCGGCCTTCTGGCTGCCGAACCCGCCGGTTCGCGTAGGCCTCGGCTGGCTGGGCCTGGCCGTCGGATTCCTGGGCTTCGTCGTTCAGAACTGGCCCGCATAGACCATCACGGCCGCCCGTGTGCACCGCGCGGTGGCGCCCGATGAGGCCCGGTTCCCTGCCTGCTACCAGCGGGTCGAGCCGGGCCTCATCGGTGCTCTCTTCCTTCGCCCCTGGTGGGCGTCCGACCCCAGGAGGTCACCATGGCTGGACCCGTTCCGAAGCGCACCGACACCCGTCGTAGGACCAACAAGCCCGAGGGCGTGCAGGTCGTGAAGGCGCCGTCGGGCGCGGTCATCGTCTGGCCCGCCGCCGATCCGACCTGGCACGCCATCGCCACGTCCTGGTACGAGGCGGTCCAGCAGTCCGGGCAGGCCCAGTTCTACGAGCAGTCCGACGTCGCCACCGCGTTCTACGTGGCCGAGGCGATCCACCGGAACCTGGACAACTCCCGGTTCTCCGCGCAGCTCTTCGCCAGCGTCATGTCGGCGATGACCGACCTGCTGGTCACCGAGGGCGCGCGCCGTCGGGCCCGGATCGAGCTGGAGCGCGGCGCCGTGCTCGCCCCGGTCACCCCGATCAAGAACTACCGCGCGAAGGCGCAGTGATGGCCGCCCTGACCCGGCGTTCGCTGGGCTGGGGCGTCCTGGAGTGGTGCTCGAAGTGGCTGGTCCAGCCCGACGGGGACCGCGCGGGCGAGCCGCTGGAGTTCACCGACGAGCAGGTCGACTTCATCGTCCGCTGGTACGAGGTCGACGAGTACGGGCTCTTCTTGTTCCGCCGCGGGCAGCTCGTCCGGCCCAAGGGCTGGGGCAAGACCCCGATCGTCGCCGCGCTGGCCTGCGCCGAGCTGGGTGGCCCGGTCGTCTTCGATCACTTCGATGAGGACGGCTACGCCGTCGGCCGCCCGCAGCCCAGCCCGTGGGTGCAGATCGCCGCGGTCTCCATCGACCAGACCACGAACACGATGAGCCTGGTCATCGCGATGCTCCAGAACGCCGAGGGCGCGATGCCCGGCCTGGACGTCGGGATGACCCGGATCTACATCGGCGGCGGGCGCGGTCGACTGGAGCCGGTCACCGCGTCGGCCACCTCCCGTGAGGGCCAGCGGACCACCGCGGCCGTCCTCGACGAGACCGGCCTGTGGACCGAGTCCAACGGCGGCCACCGGCTCGCCGCCACCATCCGCCGCAACCTGGGCAAGATGGGCGGCCGGGCGATCGAGACCACCAACGCCTGGCAGCCCGGTCAGGACTCGGTTGCCGAGCGCACCGCTGAGTTCGCCGCCCTCATCGCCGAGGGCCGGGCGCGCAACATCGAGCTGCTCGTCGACCACGCGCTTCCCTCGTGCCCGGTGGATCTGACCAACGAGGCGCTCACTCGCCAGCATCTGGCCGAGGTCTACGGGGACGCGCTCAAGCCCACCGGCTGGATCGACCCGGACCGCATCCTGGCCGAGGTCTGGGACCCGTCCAACGACCCGGCCGACGTCATGCGGTTCTACTTCAACCTGGTGGTCAGCCCTCAGGACGCGCTGGTCACCCCCGAGGAGTGGGACCTGCTCAAGGTCGACGACGACCTCCAGCCCGGCGAATCGATCGTCCTCGGGTTCGACGGCGGCAAGACCGACGACGCGACGGTCCTGGTGGCCATGCGCATGTCGGACCGCTTCGCCACCGTCATCGGCGCTGCCGAGCGGCCCGACGGCGCGGCCGGTGAGGGCTGGGAGGTCGACAAGTCCTACTTCGATGGGCTGGTCGACGCCGCCTTCGCCGAGTTCGACGTGGTCGGCTTCTACGCCGACGTGTCGCTCTGGGAGACCTACGTGGACCGTTGGTCCGCCGAGCACGGCACCAAGCTGGCCGTGAAGGCCTCGTCGCGCTCCGCCTGCGGGTGGGACATGCGCGGGCGGCTCCAGCAGCTCACCCAGGCCACCGAGCGGCTCGTGCAGGGCATCCGGGACAAGGACGTGCACCACAACGGGCACCGGCTGATGCGGCGCCACGTGCTCAACGCCCGCCGTCGGCCGAACCGATGGGGGATCAGCTTCGGCAAGGACGGGCGGGAGTCCAAGAAGAAGGTCGACGCCTTCGCCGCGCTCCAGCTCGCCGACATGGCCCGGTCTGACGCCCTCGGTGGCGGCTGGGGTGGCCCCAAGGATCGCACCGTGTTGATCCTCCGCTGACCACTGCCCGAGGAGGCATCCGTGGCCGACCTCGACATCCTGCGGGAACTGGAGGAGGACTCGACGCGCCTGTCGCCGGACCTCTCCCTGCACAACGCCTACTACGAGGGCGAGGTCCGGCTCGCGGCTGTGGGACTCAGCCTGCCGCCGGAGATGCGCCAGCTCACCACGGTCGTCAACTGGTGCCGGATGTACGTCGACTCCCTGGAGGAGCGTCTCGACGTCGAGGGCTTCCGGATTGCCGGGAACCCCGGGCTGGATGACCGGCTCTGGGGCTGGTGGCAGGCCAACAACCTCGACGACGAGTCCTCGCTGGGGCACACCGAGTCCCTGGTGACCGGCCGCTCGTTCATCGTGGTCGGGTTCAACGAGGAGGACCCGGGCACCCCGTTGATCACTGTGGAGTCCCCGCAGTGCCTGACCGTCGACATCGACTCGCGGACCCGCAAGGTGTCCGCGGCGTTGCGGCTCTACGAGCCCAGCGACACCGGCGACCCACAGGCGGCCACGCTCTATCTGCCCGACGTCACCCGCTACTTCGTCAAGGGCAACACCGGCTGGGTGCCCGACCCGGACATCGACGACGTCGAGCATGGTCTGGGCGAGGTGCCGGTGGTCCCGTTGGTGAACCGGGCTCGGCTCGCCGATCGCGACGGTCGTTCCGAGATGCGCGACGTCATGGGACTCACCGATGCCGCCTGTCGGACGCTGACCAACCTCCAGGGTGCCCAGGAGCTGCTCGCCGTTCCGCAGCGCTACGTGCTCGGGGCTACTCGCGAGGACTTCGTCGACCAGGACGGAAACCGCATCCCGGCGTGGCAGGCGTACATCGGCCGGATCATGGCGCTGGGCAACGAGGACGCCAAGGTCGGCCAGTTCACCGCCGCGGACCTGCGCAACTTCACCGAGGTGCTCAACCAGTACGCCCGGATGGTCTCCGGCATCACCGGCCTGCCCCCGCACTACCTCGGGTTCTCCAGCGAGAACCCGGCCAGCGCGGACGCGATCCGGTCCAGCGAGGCCCGACTGGTGAAGAAGGCCGAGCGCCGTGCCCGGTCGTTCTCCGGGGCCTGGGAGACCGCGATGCGGCTGGGCATCCAGCTCATCGACGGCGTCGACACGGCGGCCCGGCTGGAGACGGTCTGGCGCGACCCCTCGACGCCCACCTTCGCGGCCAAGGCCGACGCGGTCACCAAGCTGTTCGCCGCGGGCCTGATCCCGAAGGAAGCGGCCTGGGACGCGCTCGGCTACACCGCCGAGCAGCAGCGCCAGTACGCCTCGATCATGTCCGACGACCCCTTCGACAAGCTGATGCGCTCCGTGGGGGTCACCAATGGAACTCCAGGACTACCGGGCAGCCCAGGACCAGGAGTCCCAGACGCTGCTGCGATTGCTGCTGCTGGTCCTGGCGGCGCTGCGGGGTAGGGCGATCACCGACGCGGTCATCACCGCTCTCGCGGTGGCCATCTTCCCGGCCATCGTGGCGTCGCGGGCGCGTTCGTTCGCGCTGGCCCGCCAGGTCATCCTCACGCTGAACCCGGCGGCCCCGGAGGTTCCGGTGCCGGAGTACCGGCCGGAGTTCCTGGTCAAGACCATGAGCCGCTACCTCGTCGGCATCGACGACCCGGTGCGCTCCGGGCAGGCCGTCGCCACCACCGCGGCGGCCATCGTCCGGCACACCGAGCAGGCGGGCCGCGAGGGCATGATCGCGTCGGTGCAGGCCGCCGACCCGGTGAACGGCCGGTGGGCCCGGGTGGCCCGCGGCGGCACGACCTGCGCCTTCTGCCTGCTCCTGGTGAGCCGAGGCCCGGTCTACACCCGCGACACCGCGGTCTTCGAGTCCCACCCCAAGTGCGACTGCTACGCGGTCCCGGTGATCGGTCGCAACTGGCATGGCCGCGAGCAGTACCTGGCCGCCCAGGACCTCTACGCCTCATCCACAAAGGGTGAGGGCGACAAGCTCAACGCCTTCCGCCGGGCCGTCACGGCTGGCGACGTCGACAGCGCGCTCCCCGCCGCTGCCTGACCCCCGAACTCCGCCCCGTCGCTCTCGGCGACCGGCGGGGCGGACCCATTTTCACGGCCCCACGGTGGGCCACGTTCCGCAACGAGCCCCTAGGAGGGCGACAGCATGTCCGAGTCCGAGGCCACGACAACCACCGAGACGGTCGAGATCACCGAGAACGAGGGTGAGCAGACCGCCGAGGTGTTCGACGAGGCCCGAGCCCGCGAGAAGATCAAGAAGACCAACGCGGAGGCTGCGGCCCTGCGCAAGCGTGTGAAGGCCCTGGAGGTCTTCGAGCAGCAGGCGCAGGCGGCCGAGCAGGCCAAGCTCAGCGACTCCGAGCGCTTCACCGCCCAGCTCGCTGAGGCGACCAAGCGTGCGGAAACCGCCGAGAAGCTCCTGCTCCGCACCACCGTGGCGCGGCGTGCCGGGCTG